TGTTTTTATATTGACGTTCAGCAATGGCTTCCTGATTGCCGTTAAGCTGATCCAGCTCATCTTGCAGGCCATCAACAACGGATTTTGCTGCAGCGCGCATGGACTCCAGTTTTTGGTTGGCAGAATCCAGCGCAGATTGAAGCTGGCTTAAATCTTCTTCGCCCAGCAGGTTCATCCATTGCTGAGCATTTTTGGCTTGATTAATAAACGCCTGGTTAACGCCTTTACCGGATTCCAACGCGTTAATGTAGTCCAGCGCTTTTATCTTCTGTTCTTGGAAGGCGATCAGGGTTTCATTCTTCGCTTCGATCACGGAGTTTTTAAATCTGTTTACCCCGGTAGGATCAAACACCTGGAGATTATCAATACTGACTTTGCCCAACTCTTCACGCGCGGCGGCGATGGATTGTTTCAGGGCATCAAGCTCGCTGACCGGGCCTGCCGTATTAATGCCGAGCTTACTGTCAAATGCCGCGCGGGCCTGCTCGCTGAGTGCTGCGACTTCATCACGCACAGATTGGAACCAGGCTGCCAGGCTTGCGCCTACGGCCTGCACGTCGCGCTCAGAATCTTTCGCAGCAGCGCCTACATCGCGGGTTGCTTCGGCGGCTTTCTTTGCGCCTTTTTCGGTTTTGTCTCCGGCTTGCTCGCCAGCGTCGCCGAGTTGTTCCTGATCACCAACGAGTTGCTGCAACTCATCGGTCAGTCCCAGCCGGATAGCCTGCAGGCGCAACTCGGTGCTGATGATGCCTTCGTTTGCTGCGATGGCTGCTTGCGCGTAGTTCATAAATGCCGACTTTTGGTCTGCAACAGGAGCGCCCATCGCTTGCAGTTGTTCTACAACCATTCGTGCGGAAGCTGCTGCCTTCTTCAATTCTTCCTGACTGGTCAGCCCTAACTGACGCATTCCATCTTCAACGCTTTGTATGCCGGGTTTTATTTGATTCAGAGCATTAGCTTGCGTATCTAATATACGGGTCAGCCTTGCTATCTGAGCTGCACTTATTTCACTGTTGCTCCCCATTTGCGCAATGCGCTCTGATATTTCCTGAAGAGCGGCTGCTGAATCTGCTTGACCTAGTGCGGCTCGTATTGCGACTTCGAGGGCGGCCATCCGCTGCTGACCGGTAACTCCCATTGAATTAAGCGTTACCGCAATATTATCTAACTGAGTAATAGCTTCTTGCGCAGCTGGGCCCACTTTCCCAAGAGCAGCTTCTGCACTCAGTCCTAAATCATTGAATGACTTTTGCAATATCTCATTGTTGTATTCTGCAAGTTGCTCAGCCGATATCTTTTGCTGGGCATACGCAGATTGAACGCCATAAGCAAATTTACTCAGGTCGGCAGCATTTGCTTCACTTATCCATTTTTTTAGTGAGTCTGTCAGAATGCCTGTTTTATCTGATGCATCATCAATCAGCTTTATGAAGTCATGTACACCGGATGTTGATGCCAAATTAATTTTTGCGAATTCATCGCGAATCTTCTGCGCAGCTTCCGCGCCCTTATCGCCCGCGTCTTTAAGTGCCGATCCTGTATTTACGGCAGCGTCAGCCGCTTTTTTCTGCACATCGATACCGGCTTCTACTTCGGCATAGATCTGCCCATATACGACCTGAATATTATCCAGTTCGGAATTGAAGCGCGCCCATGCGTCACTGGCATCGGATGGGTTGGATATAACATCCCAGGCCAGTGTTGCTGCAGCGGCTAATTGTGAAAATGCAGCGGCCAGCTCAACACCCAGCTTACGCGCCCACACAAAATTCTCGGCCAGCTGGTCGCCAATATCCCGGCCGATTTCCCAAGCTGACCACAAGCCGCCGATCGTTCTGATTGCTCCGCCCAGGAGGCCCACCTGAGCGGTGAGTTCTTTAATGGATAATTTTGACAGCGATACTTCTTTTCCTATATCGCCGAAGGCTTTAACACCAATAATGCGGAGCGATAAAAACACCAGGCGCAACGCACCCGCCGTAACGGCCACGGTTCCGAGTGATGTTGCGATCGCGGCAATGGATGGATTGGCCTCTACAAAGTCTGCCAGCGCTCGTGATACATCACCGATGCCCTCAGCAGAGGCGCGGATGATCGGCAAAAAAATGGTGCCCAGATTAATGGCAATTTCCTGCAGACCGTTCTGCATTAACTGGATCTGCGCCTCGGTCGTTTCCATTCGCGCGGCAAACTCACGCTGCATCGCGCCAGCGGTATTACCCGTATTGGTAACACGGGCGAGTGATGCGTCGTATTTATCCAGACCATTTAATAGTCGCGCGATGTCGTCTTGATACTCTTGCCCAAATAAGCGAGTGAGTGTTTCTGCCCGTGATTGGTCATCCAGTTTGCTGAGCGTGCGCAGGAATTCAGTCAGGGCTTGCTGTGGATTACCCCGGATATCGTCGGCCAGTTGCTTCGCTGATAAACCAATCCCCTCAAGGGCGCCTTTAAACTCTGGCCCCTGCACATTGGCCGTTTGCAGTTTGCTTAACAGGGCATTAATACCGGTACCGGCGACTTCGCTTTTCGCTCCCATCTCAATCATGGTGGCGGCTAAAGCGGCAGCCTGGTCAGCGGTTAATTTAAACTGACTGGCTGTACCACCGATACGGGTAAGCACATCAAGGATATCCGCTTCACGGGCGGCGGTCGTGTTGCCCAGGGTATTGATAGCATCGCCCAGGGCTTCGACGTTCTCGATCGGGATGTTGAAAATGTTGCTGAGTTTTGCAACTGCATCACCGGCTTGCTCTACCGATAAATCAAACGCGACGGACATCTTCGCTGCCAGCTCAACGAACTGATCCAGCTTATCGATCGGCACGCCCAACTGACCGCCAGCGGCAGCAATTTTAGCCAGACCCTCAGCGGTAATTGGCAGCTCACCGGACATTTCTTTAATGCGCCCGGTCAGCTGTTCAAACTGATCGTCGGTACCGTCGACCACTTTACGAACGTCGGCCATCGCGCTTTCAAAGTCGATGGCGTAGCCAGACATTACAGCAAGCCCGGCAACAGACCCGGCAAGAGCCGTCATACTGCCTTTGGCGTTCTGTAACGATTCACTCCAACCGTTGGTCTGATGCTTCAGCTCACGGATGCGTTCTTCTGTTTTCAGCGCCGCTTGTGCCAGCTCTGCCTGAGTCAGCTTTCCTGATTTTTTTAAGCGCTCATACGCTTGTTGCGTCGCCTCTATTTCTTGTTCAATTTCGGCGTGCGCTTTAAGGCCCAGCAGCTGGCGATCAATTTCTTCCTTTGAGAGTTTCTTCTGTGTTTCGGCAGCGGCGGTCGCCGCCGTGGCGGCTTCTTTCTGCCGCAGCGTTTGCTGTTCCAGTCCGGATGACAACAGATCAACCCGGCTTGCAAGTTCGGTGGTGCTTTTGTTTGTGCGGATCTGATTATCAGATAACGATTTGGTCTCAATACCCGCCGCTTTAAGCTCCGCACGCATAGACTGCACAGATAAGCGGCTGTCCTTGTAAGCAGCTTCAGCCTTCTTAACCGCTTTTCGTGCGTTCTCAAATTCACGCACCTGGGCTTTTGTTGGTTCCTCAGTTTCATTCAGTGCTTTACCGAGTGCCTGGGCTTTTTGCTGCGCTTCGGTAAGCGTTTCGGCGGAATCTGCGACGGCCTGTTTGATCTTTTTGAATTGATCAATCAGTCCTCGCTCGGTTGATACTTGCTGCAGCGCAGATTCAAGATCGCGCGCGGCGTCTTCCCATTGCGCCGTCTCAACGCCAGCCTCTTTTAAACCTGCTATAGTGGACTTTATGTTGCTTAAGCCATCGGCGGTGGCTTTGATTTTTAACGCGAGTTCGAGGTCTTTCATGAATCTATCTCAGGATAAAGCGGCAAAATGGGAAGGCTGGCTGGGTGTCTTTCTAGCTATCGGTTTTCCGGCACTGATGCTGAAGCTAGATGCATCTGGCATTGATACGGGTGAGGCGTTTGTTAAAGTTCTGGGCTTAATCATGATCGCCTCCGTTTGCATCGGGTTTATTGCCCTTGTTGTGGCTGTTCTCGGCCGCATCGGTGCATTTTTATTCGGTAAATAACTCCTGTTTATCCTTAAAAAAGGCGGCATCCGGCCGCCTTATTTCGTTGCATCCCTGCGGTCATCCCTGTTACGCCACTTGATTTACTTCGTAGAACGCTGATTCTCCGGCACCTTTGCTGGTGTCTTTCAGCACTTCGCCTTCAATCGGTACGGACATCATTGACGTACTTTTAAGCGCCAGCTCGTTGACGATGCCCGGCGATACTTTATGAATATCGACAATGACCGGCTTGCCAGAGTCCGCTTCGTTGAAACCATCGAACAAAAGTGCGAACTGCTTCGCGGCTTCTGTCAGCGGCTGTACTTTGTGGTACTCGCCATAGCCGTATGAGACGAGGACTGGCAGGCCAACAGTGGGATCTGGTAGTGCGGCAATGGCAGTAGCCAGATCTCCATCTGCAGTAATCAGTACACCAGCACCTTTTACGTCATAGCCCGTGTATGTGGTCTGGCCATCGGCACTGGTTACAACAACGCTGGATGCACCAGGGTGATCCAGACGCACAAGGCCACCGATATGCGCTTTTTTCGCTTCGTCCGTCACCGTGCCACTGGCGACGGTCGTACGTGTACCGCGAGTGGCCAGTGCGATGTTGTCTGCGTTGATGTCGTACAGCACAAACGCCACGCCCACCGATTCAATACGGCGCAGCTCTGCGTGAGTACCGCCACCGATATTGTCGTAGTCCGGGATTTTTTCGACGTTTTCGTTGTGAGTTACTTTGAGATCGCCGGTGTTGCCGATGTGATACCGTGGGCCGTCTACGACACTGAGATCCTGCAGATAGACTGGCCCTACGTTTGCCATCGGTGAAAATACTTTTACGCGCTGAGTCGTCATTATTTAGTCTCCTTTGCCGTGGTTTGGGCCGCAGCAGCAGGCGCTTTTGCAACACCGTTTTCGTACAGCCACTGGGCGGTTCCTGGGCGTACTTTAATTTTTTCACCTGGTTGCTTTTGCTCACCCTTATGGGTGTGCTGTTTTTCCAGGGTGACTTCAATTTCTTCCTGTTTTGCCATGCTCAGTTCCTCACTGTTTTGCCTGTAAATTGGTTTCCACCGACCAGCTCAGTGGCGTATACGAGTATCCGTTCTGCCCACCTGGTCGCGGCGGCGTTTCAATCACTAATGGCCGGTTGCTGCCTTGCAGCTTTATGCCCATTAATGCCGCAGCAACGGAGCCGGTTAGTGCAATGGCATCTTGCCGGGCTGATGCGCCACTGCCACGGTTGCGGACATTGCGAATGGCAACCACCGTCAGCCAGTTCTGTTCTATCGTTGCGGCTTTGCCATCGGGGCGCGTCTCAATGACGCGGAAGCCGTTGTAAATCACATGCACTGCCGGGGTTGGCTGGCTGTCTTCTACGATGTCTGACAGATCGGTGGCCGTCAGAATGTGTACATCCGGCAGGGCATTTTTCAGCAGCTCAACCAGGGCTGATTCGATATCGCTGAGCATCAGTATTTATCCCAGGGAAAGGCCGATGGACGCGCTGAGACGGTCATACGCCCCGGCTCATCTGGCGTACTCGGCTGCTGGTAATTCAGCGATGCCCGGCCCGCAGCCAGGTCACGCAAGTAACTATCCTGCTCTGCAATGGCTTTGCGCATTTCATCGCTTTTACGCAGACCGTACAGTCGCCCCAGGGCAATGGCAGCAACGGCAAATGGCAGGCCGGTGTTCTCATAGTGCTCAGGTGCCAGCGGCACCAGCTCACGGTAACGCTGATTAAGGTAGGAGTCGGCGTAACGGCTGACCGATTCCAGCAGATCCTGCAGCTGCACAAGAGCGGCATCTGCAGCAGCAATTAACGCCTGATCCTCATTCGGGGATTCTCCGTTAAACCGCTGCTGCAGCAGATGACCGGTTACCCCCGGATTGCGGCTTGCGAACTGGGCAAGTTCTTCCCAGCCGTCAGTCGCAACCTGGGCTAACTCTTCTACGGTGGCGTAGGCAACCATCGTTTTCAGATACCCCGGACGATGCGGATAACATCACCGGGTGCGGTGGCGGCATCCAGTGAGTAACCGTTGCCGGTACCGGATGCCAGCGTAATGGCACGACCGGTTGCGTCTGACTCCACTTCGACACCTGCAGCCACGGCGGCACCGGCTTCGATAAGAATGCAGCCGAGTACGTTTGTGGTGGCTTGCTCGCCAGACTCTACGGCGAATTCGCTAACGCCCAGGGCTTTAGCCCCGGCTGCGCACAGGTCGCCGTCCAGGCCGACAAAACGGCGTTGAGCAATCGCAGCCGCAGCGGTGATCGACATCACCAGGATGGGTTGATGCGTTTTCATGCTAAATCTCCTTCGTTAACAGGGGTTCCAAACCGGGCCAAACCAGCCGCCTGCTTCGCGGCAAGTTCGGCTTCGGTCAGGTAAATAAATTCACCTGGCATGTACTTGTCGCCGTTATGCAGCAGCGGCTCCAGAACTTCACACTCAAGTTCATCGGTCGTTGTTTTTGCAGCCGCGCTGGCGTCGGCAGCGGCCTTTTCCTGAGCTGCTTTTTCTTCAGCTGCTTTGGCATCGGCGGTGGCCTTTTCCTCAGCGGCTTTTTCTTCAGCAGCTTTGGCGTCGGCGGCGGCCTTTTCCTGCGCGGTTTTTTCTTCAGCGGCTTTGGCATCGGCGG